TGGCAGGATTTACATACGCAACATTAACAACAGCAATTCAAAACTACACAGAAGTAGATGCTAATGTATTAACATCTACTATTACTGATCAGTTTATTGATAATGCTGAAATGAGAATATTAAGAGATGTGCCTCTTGATGCATATAAAAAACAATCTATTGGTAATTTAGTTACAGGACAAACAACAATTAATGTTCCCGCTAAAACTTTATTTGTCAAAGGTGTGCAAGTATACACTTCAACATCAGCTGCAACAGGAGCAAATACTTGGTTAGAAAAAAAAGATGAAACTTATTTACAAGAATATATTCCTTCTGAAACATCAACAGGAACACCAAAATACTATGCTATGTTTGGTGGTGCTACAGGCGTCTCAGATACGACTTCAGGACGATTGTTTCTAGCCCCGGCACCTAGTACTACATTTAAGTTTAAAATACACTATGAAGCCATCCCTGACGGTTTATCGGGGTCAAATACTACGACTTACATAAGCCAATACTTTGGAAATGGTTTATTATATGCATGTTTATGTGAAGCATATGGGTATTTAAAAGGCCCTCTAGATATGTTGACACTATACGAAAATAAGTATAAACAAGAACTAGACAAGTTTGGTATTGAACAACTTGGCAGACGTAAACGAGATGATTATACGGATGGCACAGTTAGAATAACTATACCTTCAACGTCACCTTAATAGGAGATTAAATTATGGCAATAACATCGGCAATATGTAATAGTTTTAAAGCAGAAGTTTTACAAGCTTTACACAATTTTACAGCGTCATCTGGAAACACATTTAAATTAGCTTTGTACACAAGTTCAGCAACTTTAAATAAGTCTACAACAGCTTATAGTGCAACAAACGAAATTTCTAACACGTCTGGATCTGCATATTCTGCGGGTGGTGCAACACTTACAAGCGTAACTCCAGCTTTATCAACAGACACAGCTTGTTGTGATTTTGCAGATGTTAGTTATACTTCGGCTTCATTTACAGCAAACGGTTGTTTAATTTATAATGATACAAACGGTGATAGAGCAGTTTGTGCAATTGCATTCGGTTCAGATAAAACTGTAACAAGTGGAACTTTTACAATTCAATTTCCAACAGCTGACGCATCAAACGCAATCATCAGGATAGCATAAGGAGGTAAATCCTTATGGCCAATTCTTGGAATGAATCAGGCACAACTTGGAGTACTAATCGTTGGGGAACAACTGACGAATTTACATTAGGTTGGGGTGCACAAGCATGGAATGATAGTGAATGGGGACAACTTAATAATGCTGTTATATCTCTTACAGGAGTTTCTTCTACTTCATCTATAGGTTCAGTAACAGTTTCAGCAGAAATAAATACAGGTTGGGGACAAGATGAATGGGGTGAAGAAAATTGGGGATCCTCAGGATTAACTTTTACACTTACAGCTCCACCAGAATTACAATCAAATGTTGGAGGAGATTTTAGTTGGGGTACTTTAGCTTGGAGTGGTAACTCTTGGGGTGGAGAATTTGTTTTAGAAGTAGCAGATGTAATGGGCTTAACAGGAATAAGTTCAACATCAACAGTTGGATCTTTATCTTTACAAATAGATGCTTCATTTGGTTTAACAGGAGTCTCTTCAACTTCAACAGTTGGTTCATTAAATCCTTCAGATCAAGTAATGGGCTTAACTGGTTTAAGTTCAACCTCTTCTGTAGGTGCAATTACACCGGCAGATGTAATGGGATTAACAGGTGTAAGTTCTACTTCAAATATAGGTAGTATTGAAATCTCAACAAATCCTCTTGTTGATTTAACTGGTCAAGCAATAACTTCTTCTACAGGCACATTAAACCCTGCAGATGTAATGGGATTAACAGGAGTATCAGCAACTACTTCTGTAGGATCTTTGTCATTTAATATTAGTGCTTCATTTACATTAGATGGACAATTAACAACGTCTAATGTAGCGTTATTTGGAACATCTTCAGGCTTTGGAATTCAAGCATATTCTGATGTTGACACAGGTTCAAATTCTTCGTATACAAGTGTTGCAACAGGATCCAATACAAGTTATAGTGACGTTGCATAACAGGAGATTATAAAATATGGCATCAACATATACACCACTCGGAATAGAACTTCAGGCTACTGGCGAAAACGCTGGAACGTGGGGAACTAAAACAAATACAAATTTAAGTATTTTTGAACAAATAGCTGGAGGATTTACTACTCAATCAATAGCAGGTGGTGCACAGACTACAGCTTTATCTGTATCTGATGGAGCAACTGGTGCAGTTCTATCTCATAGAATGATTGAGTTTACAGGTTCTATTACAGGAAACCAAGTTGTAACAATACCAAATGATGTTCAAACTTTTTATTATTTAAGAAATTCAACTACTAACGGAGCAGGTACTCCGACAGTACAATTTAAATATGCTACAGGTTCTGGTGATTCATTTACTTTCGCAGGAACTGACAAAGGCGATGCTGTTGTATTCGCAACTGCAAACGATGGAACTAATCCAGACATTTATACTTTACCAGCTGGTGATGTAACACTTACAGGGACACAAACTTTAACAAACAAAACATTAACGTCTCCTAAAATTGGAACTTCTATTTTAGATACTAACGGAAATGAATTAGCTTTATTAACGGCAACAAGTTCAGCTGTTAATGAAATTACATTAGCAAATGCTGCAACTGGAAATGGTCCAGTTATTTCTTCAACAGGTGAAACAAATGTTGATTTAAATTTAAACCCTAAAGGAACAGGAGTTCTTAAATCAGGAACAGCTGCAGTAAAAATTGCAGGTAAAGAAACTATATGGGTTCCAGCGGCAGCTATGTACGGACCAACAACTAATCCTGCAGATGGAGCACAAGTTGAAACAACAGCAGGAAGACCAGATTTAAAAGTATTTGATTTTGATGCTAGTACAAAACAATATACACAATTTACAATAGCCATGCCAAAATCATGGAATGAAGGAACATTAACTTATCAAGTTTATTGGTCTCCCTCTACTACTAATACAGGAAATGCTATTTTTGGTCTACAAGGTGTAGCGTGTGCAGATGGTGATACTATCGACGTTGCATATGGAACAGCGATAGAAGTTACAGATGCGGGAATCGGAACAGTTGAAGATCAACAAATTTCATCTGAAAGTAGTGCTATGACCGTTGCAGGTTCTCCTGCAGCAGGTGAGCAATCTTACTTTCAATTATACAGAGACGCAGCAGATGGTAGTGATACTTTTACTGGAGAATGTAGAGTTCTAGGTATTAAATTATTCTTTACTACTGACGCTGCTAACGACGCATAATAGGAGTTAAGCATGAGAGATAAATTAAATTTGCCTCTTACAGTAGAAGGTAAAAATATAAATAAAAAAACATCCACAAGAGGAAAATCTTTTGGTTACCAAGTTTTAGGATTTGGTTCTGGAGGAGAATCAGGGCCAGAATTTGTCGCTGCAACAGGTGGAACAATTACAACAGTAGGTGATTATAAAATTCATACTTTCACAGGACCAGGAACATTTACCGTTGAGAGCAAAGGAAGAGCTTCAGGATCAAATGTTGTAGATTATTTAGTTGTAGCAGGAGGCGGAGGCTCAGGCGGAGGACGATCAGGCGGATCAGGCGCAGGTGGTTTTAGAGAATCTGTTCCTAGCCCAGCAGCTTGGCCAGCAAGTCCAATAGCAAGTTCAGATGGAGGTTTAGGAGTTACTGTAGGAGATATTCCCATAACAGTAGGAGCCGGAGGATCTGGCGGAGGACCAGGCGGATATGGTCCACAAGAAAACGGAGCAAATTCAGTTTTTAGCACAATAACTTCAGCTGGAGGTGGTTTCGGAAACCAAGGAGTCGGCGCAGACGGCGGAAGTGGTGGCGGATCTAGTAGTGGTGGCGGAGATGCTGGCTCAGGAAACACACCCCCTGTAAGTCCACCTCAAGGAAATGACGGAGGACCAGGTGGACCATCAACAGCCCCTGCATATATGGCAGGTGGTGGTGGCGGAGCAACTGCCGCTGGCGGAAGTGCAAATCCGGGTCCAAGACTAGGTGGTGCAGGTGCAACAACAAGTATTAATAATAGCGCGACAACTTATGCTGGAGGCGGAGGCGGAGGAACATTTTTTGGTAACGCTCCAGGACCTGCAGCTGGCGGTTCAGGTGGCGGTGGTGCAGGATCAAATTCTCAAGGAACACCAGCAGGTACTCCTGGTTCAACAAATACTGGCGGCGGAGGCGGCGGATCTACAACAATTCCAGACGGCGGCGGAGGACCAGGTGGTAATGGTGGCTCAGGAATTGTTATTTTAAGGTATAAATTTCAATAGGTAATATTATGGCTCATTTTGCAAAAATTTCAGAAGATAACACAGTGTTAACTGTATTGTATGTTAATGATTCTGACGCTTCTACAGAAGAAGCAGGACAAAAACATTTAGAAAAACATAATCATTGGCCAGCTCATCTTTGGGTTCAAACTTCATACAACACGTTTGGTGGACAACATAAACAGGGTGGAACACCGTTTAGAGGAAACTATGCAGGTATAGGTTATACGTGGGATTCTGTTAATGAAATTTTTTGGGGTGTATCACCTTTTCCATCTTGGGTAAAAGACATACCTACTGCAACTTGGAAATCTCCAATTGGAGACCCGCCTGCGATCTCAGAAGAAATGACAGCAAATCAAGAATGTTATAAGTGGAATGAAAGTTCTCAGTCTTGGGATGTTGTTCTTATAGCTAACTTTGCTGTTTAATATCTTTTACATTCACTAGAGTGAAATTTTAAATCTTTTCCATCAGTTCTACTTATTGAACTAAAAAAAGTTATTAAAGTAAGTCTTTCTTTTTCATTTCTTTTACCAAAACTTTCAACTCCGTGATCAGAAGATCCATCAAAAAGAATCATTCTATTTTTAATTGATTTAAACTCTATGGTTTTTTCATAACTTTTATTGTTTTCTT